TGCACTACCATTTAATTTATAAGCAGCATTTGTGGCGATAAGATAAGCATTGGCTAATTCAGTATCCATATCACCTGCTGACTGAGCAAGGATAGATAATTCAGCCATTTGTTCAGAACCTTGTTCATTAAATCCTGCACGGCTCATTTCTTGCACACCAGTTAAATAATCACTTGCAGTACGACCATATTTGCTGGCTGTATCAAAAGCCGAATTGCCTAATTTTTCAAGACTTTGAATTGTTCTATCAGAAGTCTTAGAAATTTCAGTAAGGATATTATCTAACTCTTTAATTTCTGTTACAGCCTGACGTATTTTCATAGTCACTCTACTAACAGAAGCAGTAATACCCATCCAACTGCTAAATTTCTTCACAGCTGCCCATAAATTTTGAAATACCGTTCCACCCTCAAGCCCTAACGCCTTAACTTCAGACCTCATAGCCTTGAATTGAGAAGTTATCTTCTGAATATCGCCATTATCAGCCCCAGATTTTAACTTACTCATCATAGCATTCCATTCTTGTGAAACAGTCATGCCAGATGTAAGAGTCTTATTAGATTTCATTGCTTTACCATTAGCCATAGCAAAAGCTTCAAGTTGAGCAACAAGAACTTTTATCTTACCTTTCTGAACATCAACGCCATTAGTCTGTTTTAATTGAGTTTGTAAATCCTTGGCAGAAGTTTCAACCGTTTTAATCTGGTTATTAAGATTAGTCATATCATTGACCAAGGTAGCAAAAGCAGTAGTGTCAACCTTGCCAGTTGTATTACCAACAGTAACCATTGTACCAACAGTTTCTCGCATTTGAGTAAGTTTAGTAATAAACTGATCTAATTGTGCAATCTGAGCTTGCACACTAGATTTATTAGAATTATCAGCAAAAATCTTACTGTTTTTCAATCTGTTCAGATTGACAATTGATTTTTCAATGGCTGTAGCATAATCACTAACTTGTTTAATGTTTTTAGCCATTTGGGCATCGGTTTGATGATTTTGAGCAATAGTAGCATCTTCTCTTGCTTTTTTCACCTGTTGTGTAACATAGGCTTCTTGCTCTTCAAGAGAAACAATATTTTTTAAAGTCCCACTTTGCATTTGCAAATTTTGCAAAGTTTTTTCTTCATCATGTAACTTTTGCTCTAAATAAGTTTTATTGCTTACATCAGTAGAACTAAGTTTAGAAATCTGAGTTTGTATCTGATAAATCTTATTCTGGCTTTCAACCTGACTATCAAGATTGATTTTAAGCCTTTGATAATTCGTCACAAGTTCTTGTATCCTTGCCACATATTTATCTAAGACAGCAGGATTTTTAATACTTGTAATACCACGTTGTAACGATGCCATTTCTTTAGCAACATTACCAACTAATAATTGTTGCCCTTTCCATTCATTTGCAATATTACTAAGATAATTCTTATATATAGCAGTTTTAGTTGCCATATCATCAATCTTGTTTATCTGGTCAGAATTTATAGTAAGCCAATTTGAATTTCCAGAACCTTTGAATAATTCTTGCAATGCTTGAAATTTAGTCTTAGCATTATCCAATATATTAAGAATACTAGTTAAAGCCGAAGATTTACCTGCTTGGTCTTCAATATTATTAAGATTAGAAAAAGAAGAAGTAAGATTATCAATCTCTGTTTTCATTGCTTGAACCGGGACTTTAGAATTGTTGATACTATTTATAAATTTATCAATATTATTTCCCGTATCAACCTTAACAGTTTCAAAACCTTTTGCTCGGAGTTGGGTAGCAACCTTTTCAGCATTATGGTACTGAGTAACCATCTGATTAAGAACACTTATTTCGGCAACAACATTTGCTTTCATTGAAGCCATTGTGGCTTCATCAGCATTTTTTAACGCTTCTATTGATTGCTCTACTTTTATATACTGCTGATTAAGGTTATTAATATTTTCATCAGACTTTACAGATTTGCCACCATTTACATCCTCCCAAGAAGAACGTATTTTTTGTAAATCAGATGTGAACGATGTTTGCAGAGCCTTAATTTTATCGTTATATTTTTGCTGAGAAGCGATTAATTTTTGGATACCCGCATCGGCTTCCCTAACATTGGAAAGCATATATACAAAATTAGGATTATCTTCATCGCCAATATTTTTCCAAGTATATGCAAACTTCTGTAATTCACCAGTTGCAGACTTAACCTCAATAGTAAAATACTTTATAAGATCAGAAGACCCACCTCTTGCATTCATAGTCGGGTATTTTATTGATGAAGATGATACTTCTCCAAACTTCTTAAAAGCTTGAATTGCTTCATTAATACCATTTTCATTCCCACTGAATGTCATCAAAGATGAATCAATATAATCTCTAAAATTACTTGCAGATTTTAAAACCTTATTTTGCTTTTCTTGTGCCTTGGTAACTTCTTCAATGGCTCTTAACTTCTTTTGAGCTAATTCAGTAGAATTTTTAGTGGCAGTTGTATTCTGATTTTCAACATCAATAGATTGCTTTATATTTTCAGCGTATGCCTTTTGAACATTGGCAACCTCATTATAGACACTACTAAATTGTGCCATTGTACCGATAGCATTTTGGGCGTTGTTATCAACGACTGTATAACTTAAACCAATTTTTTCAAGCGTACTATTCAAAGAACTTGTATTAGTTCCGTTGGCAGTAAATTGGTTAAATAAATCTTGCGTTATTTGGAGTTTACCATCTAAATTTGTAAATCCCGAAATAATATTCTGAATTTGTTGCGCCGTATTAATTAATCCAGATGAACCAGAAATATTAGCTATGCTAGAAAATAATTTGTTAATATCAAGTTGGTCAAGTTGAGAAATGGTAGTAAAAGATTTATTAATTTCGGACAGAAAATTTAAAATCTGTTGCCTATAATTTATAAGTATATCATCAAGAGTACTACCTAATTTCCATAATGCACTATCATCAGGGACACCAACAACATCTTTATTTCTTAAATTATTCCAAGTATCCCCAAATATTTGCTTGAATTGTTTATTTGTTCCTAAATATTGCCTAGTAGCTACATCGCATTCACCAACTGCATTAGCAATATCATGATATAATGCTTTAAAATTATTAAACGCTGTTATCGTTTCTTGATTTTTAAATTGTTTCCCATAATCTTGAGCAAATTGTTGCAACGCTTGTTGAGCCTTAGCTATTGCAGAAAAATCCTGCTTTTGAGTTGTAACTTGGAATTCTCTCATCAGAGATTGAAGTTCAGTTTTAGTTTCAGACGTTAATGACTTTATGTCAAACGCCTTTATAAAAGCATTTGACATTGCTTTAAGATTTTCCAAATCAATCTGAGAAATATCCACCTTTGGAGCAACTACTGCTTTTTTATTAATTGCATTAATCTGGGTAGTAACAGTCTGATTAACTTGACTTAACTGTGACTGGACATTTGAATTGACATTAAGATTTATTGCTTGCTTATTATTAAATAATGACTGTAATTGATTCTTAATATTATTAATTGAATCATCAGATAATATTGCATTTATTTTTATATTTGTATTTTTGTTATTGCTTAATTGTTGCTGAATTTTCTTAACTTCTTCAGGAATATTCTCCATTCCTAAAGTGACGGGTATCCTAATTTGTAAATCTTCTGCCATTTCACTTCACCTCTAATCCTTGTTTTTGTAACCCTTGTTTTAACGCCTTTTTATGCCATTCATAATCTTTTAACTCGTCTCTTGTATTCTCAATAAAAGGGCGAGGGACACCATCATATTCCCAATTAGAAATATCATATCCTCTGCCACTTTCAATTACCCCCACAATTTCTTCACCAGCATTTGCAGATTTTTTTGTTTTTTTATCACTTGGGTCATAATAATACGGAGAGCCTAAAGTGTTATTTTCCACAATAAGTGTATTCCCATCAATAGAACTATTAATATTTCTATTATCTAATAATCCGTTTTCATTCATTCTTCTAGCATACCTACTAGGGTTATATACATCATAAACATCTTGTGCAATATGGTTTTGCATTACTTCTGTTACTGTTTGAGCAACATCGGTCAATAAAGCAATGTCAACCTTTTCTTGTAATGCTTTTTCAAGTTCTTTAAGGCTTTTGCAAACTTTAGCCATTAAAAATCACCAGACTTTAATAATCTCTCCATTACTTTACTATCATGTTCTGCAACACTCTTATCATGAGCAAGGCAAATTACCGTGATTTCCATTCCTGCTTTACAATCTGCACTTAATATTCCAAGAATAGATTTCATATCTACTGTACGATTACCTAAATCAAGATAAACCATACTTTTGAGTGCATTTGTTTCTGATACGATTTTATTAACCATCCTGCCAGATAAAGATATAGGGAGTACCATAGTAAACTTACTGCTTTCCATCGGCATTATCTCCCCCAACAACATTATTTGTAGATATTGCAACAGCTTTGCTCTTATTCGATGTATTTGTCTTATTAGACTTCTTCTTAGTCGATACAGTCTTAACCTTAGTTCCGTTATCATCATTTTCAGTCTTTTCGACAACATTTTCTGTCACCGCCTTGACAATACTCTTAGAATTTTTATCCATATTCTTTGCAAAATCAGTAGCTTGTGTCATAACTTTCTTCATATCATCTGCATTAAACTCGCCAAAAGATGTAGAAAATCTGTCAATGGCATCCTGAACAATATTGATAAGGCTAGCAAGAGCATTATTAAGAGGATTACCAACCTGCTTCTTTATATATTCAATTTTTTCAGAAATAGCATTATCAATCATAACATTCTGATGAGGATTAATTTTATTAAGAAAATCTGTATAATAACCATTAATCCAATCAATATAAAAATTCTGAATATCATCATTGGGAAGTTCATCAGGGCAGTAATACTTCATCTTATAAAAAGCCGAAACTACAGGAGTATATTCAGGCTTATATTCTATCTCATTTGTATTTTCATTGGTGAAAAACACACTGCCAACAACGGTATTTACTAACTTACTCATCTCAATCAGTTCAATAGTATCTCTCATATTCTTTTTCCTTTCAAACTTTATTTTGTTTCTTATCTGACTTACGTCTCTTTTCAAGTTCATCGTATGTAATCCAATTATCACCATTTCCATTGCCATATTTAATACTGCGACAATACCAATAAAATGGGATATCTCTAAACTTATATTCAAATAATTTTCTCTTCAATTTTGCAGTTGTGTCGGGTAATCCCTTGACATCTACAACAATCCGTCTATTATCTGCGAAAGAAATAACATAATCAGCTACATATTTTATAGATAATATCTTTTTACCTTCAAAATTCACAAACCCCTCTTGCAAAATATAAGGAACTTGCATTTCATATGAAACGATTTCGCCTATATCAATTTTAGGCTCAATCCATTCAATAAGGAATTTCATTTCCGTTTCACTATCAAAAGTTATACCTTTATATGTACGTTTTTTCTTTCCCTTTTCAGATAAATCAACATTATATTTTGATTTCTTCATTTAACTATCCTTTATCAGATTATAAAAAATAGGGAGACAACCACATTTGACGGTTGCCTTAATGGTCATCTCCCTATAATTTTATTCTTTTATAAACTTTGTTCTATTCTTTTTGGTCTTTGAATTAGGCTTGTCTTGAATAATCTCATTTACATTATCATTGACAATATTAGTTTCTGAAACTTTAATGTTGTCTACATCAGTTTCAGATTCAAATTTTATATCATCAGCCAATATTTCATCAACAATAGCCTTAACATTATCACAATATTTAATGTCACCATGTGTATCTATTGCATTCTGTAATTCTGTTCTAGCCTTGTCTTTACTGTACTCGCCATTATGATACATAATAATAGGTATATGATATGCAAAATGAGCTGGACAGCAAACTACCCTACGCCATTGCAAGGTTTCGGGTGTATTTTGCTGGCAGGTATTGCAAGCCTTAAATTCTTTCCCGCAGACCAAACAATGCCTGATTATTTCCATATTTATTTAATCCTTTATCAAGCGGTCTTGTAAACCTTGAAGTCCCAGAACTTGGAATTGCCCACTCCACACTTGTCAACAAGGCTCTTGAACTGGAAGGGATGCTCAACACCATCGCCACCCATATCAAAATCAAAGTTAGCATTCCAGTCACAACGATAAATTTCAATCTGAATGAAGTAAGTCTCATCACAGGTGTTCTTGCCAAGGCAATTAATAAAGGTATGAGTGGTCTTACCATATGTATCAGCAGAGTTGCCTACGGAAGCACCGTCCTTCTCATACTCATAAACTACCTCGATAGTACCAGCATTAGCAATGCCAGTAGGAAGCGCAATCTTCTTAGTGCCGGGAGTGTATGCAACATGAGATGCATCCTCAGAAGAAGCCTGTTCATACTTAGTAGTTGTGCCATCAATAGTGATAAGTACATTAAGAAGTTCAGAACCGGCAGTACCAACAGCAGTTTCAGCAGTAACTACTTCAGTAGCGTTGTCCTCAAAAGAAATAACCTCTCTCTTTCTGAACTTAATCTTACCAGATACAGGGTCAGAACCAGTCTGGAGAGAAAGCAGAGAGCCAGAAATATAACCAGAAGAGCCAGAGCCTTCAACAGCCTTATTCTTCTTGATAGTGAACAGTACAGTATCATTCTTACCAGTTACATCAGCACTATCCTCAGAGTTAGAAAGAGTAATATTCTTAATTTCATCAAGAATATTAAGGCAGGTATCATCAGTACGAGAATAATTCTCGATTGTCTCTACGGATGTAATCGTCCAGCCCTCAAGCATTGCAATTGCAGCATTAGCCATAATTATTCAATCCTTTCATATAATAATTCTTTGTAATTTACTATCGCCTATTTTCTTCAAATCTACTGTACCAAAATAATATCCGGACATGATATTGTCAATTTCAGCGTTTTTATTTATCTGCTTGTATGAAGCATATAAATCATATAAAGTAATATTTTTAACTGTTTCAAAATTATATTTGAAATTACAGTTATTCACAAGAAATAAAATAACGCCATCTAAAGCAGATGACGATTTACTATCTTGTTTATTTTGAAGTCGAGTCTTCTCACGTTCACGCTTTTTCTTAGCTCTATCCAAAATATAATCTCGTGTTTCTTTTTCAGGGACTTTTCTGTATTCACGATTTTTTTCAGCGTGTAAAATACAGCATAACAAATCTGATAACTGTTCATAAATAGCTTTATTAAAAATCACTTGGTCTTTGCTATTTACAAATATTACATTCTTATTATCATCATTACTTTTTGCCCATATGTCAGAACAATCAAGTGTAGGAAATACTAATTCCCAACGTTGAATAATTTTATCTCTGTCTTTGCCCTGTTGTATTTCAGACAACAATGATAATAAAAACATTGTGAATACTTCATATTCTGTAACATCTGTCCAGTAAATTCCAATTTCTTTTAATTCCAACATTAAATCAGTAGGTGTTTGAATAAATAATGAAGCTGTTTGAAGATACCCTCTTTCAATAGCAATATCTCTATCCTCGCCCCAAACATCACCAACTAACGGAATATTCACAGTTATCAAATCATTAAATTTATACTGTTTTTGATTAAGAAGATTAAATTTTGTCATTATTTAATCCCTATATCTTATTTTATCCGACCAATCCGTTACACGGAACGTAACCAGTCTGCCAGTGTATTTATTAGTCCCCGAATTAAATATACTGTTAGAAACATAATGAGCCTTGGCAATACCAAAGCAATCTTTCTCACCGAAATCTTTTCTCAATTCTCTTACAAGAATATCGTTTCGTAATTTATTATTGTATTTTGGCATTTTATAATGAGTTAATATCCAAAAATATAAAGTCACTTCTATATAGGTTTTATTAACTCTTGATATAACAGCATCAGATAAATCATACAAAATAAACGACCCTGTTTCAGTTATTGTATCGGGTATGTACTGATTAGGGAAAATATGTTTCCACATTAACTCGTCTGCTTCTTCCAGACTATATTCGCCGTCACTAAGAACTTCTACAATAGTAGGATTAGCAAGCAAAGTATTCGTTACAAGATTTCGATAATCCTCTATTAAATTATCATTCTTTCCCATCATACACCTCCTACAATATTAACTGTTATCTCGCCAATATTTCCTGCCCCATCATCACATTTAAGAACAAAACTTTTACCAATAGCATTCTCATTTTGAGAACATTTTATCTTGCATTTATTCTCACCAGTCACAGGAGTTAAAGTGATACAACTCTGTACATCAGGTGTAGCAACAATATCCCATACAACAGGTGATAATGTGTTTGCAGTGAATGTCTTATAAGACCCACCCACTCTTATACTAGGATTTCCAGTATAAGTAATTTCAATGTTATTGGGTGAAACAGGTTTAATATAATCACAAAGCCATTCTTCAATATTATCTGTGTCGGGATTGTACTGGTCTTCTGTAACAGTAAGATGAATAACACCCTTATCATAATTTAAGGCAGTTGTATCATTCTGCGTGAGTTTGAAAACAGTAGGGTCTACCTTATTTCTGTCAATAAAAAACCTCTTATCATGCCTTAAAGAAATAGTATTATCATCAGCAGTAATAGACAACATATGCTGTGTGCTACCTAAAGTCATTATTTTGTTCCCATCAACACCCGAATTGTATTGTGTACTGTTAATGTCAAAAATAGGATACTCGTACACATTTGCATTCTCATCCTGCCACTTTAAACAACCATTACAACGTACAATTTTACCATTATTTAATATTTCATCTTTATCAAAAGATTCAACACAAATATAATATTCATCGTACTTACTATCATATAAAGTTGTTCCTATCGGAATAAATTTATTCCACAAGGTTTCAAATTTTGCAGTAAATCCATTAGCAGAAGAATATTTTCTGTCATACAATTTAAGTGGCTGTTTAACAAAATTATCAGAAGCAATACCAAATTCCCAGATATCAAACTCTTGATATGACGGGTCGGTCATAAGTTGTTCACTCATTAATCGTCTGCCATCATTTATCTTTTCTGCCCGTACAGTTTCGCCCGATAAAGTCATACGTTGTTTCATATGTGCATAACTCATGACCTATGCACCCCACAATCAGAACAATGATAATCACAATGAGAGGGTGTAAAATCATCAGGAGCACCACAGCAATTGCAAACCCCACTTTTTGTAACAGGTTTTGTTTTTTTACTAGGGTCATAATTGCCCTTTTCTTCATAAAGTTTAGCCAATCCAGAATCTTTACTCCGAATAGAATAATTTATCATCAATTGTTTATTACGTTTAAGATACCCATCTCTTACTTCTACTACTTTACCAAGCACATCTTTATTATCATATTTATGAAAATCTGCTGTACTCATATAGGCTTTAAGAGCCATAGGTGTGTTTATATAAGTAGCCTCAATATATTTGATAACCATAAAATTTGACAATATTTCAAAATTTATATCTGTCAAATCTATATTAAAAGACTTTAATGTTTCATCACGGTCAGACAAATCCTGTTTACAGTCCTCAAAATCAACTATGGCAGGACGTATATAGTCGTGAAGAATTTCATCAGCCTCATCTTCGGACATAGCAATAAAATCATAATCCTTGATTTTACTATAAACCGAATTATACAATTCTTTATATGATGTTGCCATAGTCATTCCCTTCTTATTTTATATCAGATATCTCTAAGAATATCAAACTGAAGCTTGTCTTCAAGAAGTCTGATAACATTGATATCCTTCAGAGAACCATTCTTATACATCATTCTTACACGAGAAATAAGCATATCTCTCATATTTGCTTCAAGAGCTTTTGTAATAACGCCCTCAATAGTAGAAATATCCTTTGTGAAAAGTGTCTTCAAATCGTATATAGAAGAAACACTCTCATAAAGCTTTGAAAGTCTGAACTGACGTATCGCCCTATCATCAAGTAGAATAAGCATAGGCTTGTTCAAAAAATCGGAATAAGAGTTATTCATGGTACGAAGTTCACCAATAGTCATATCCTGAACATCTCCCATCTTATTCCAAATAAACTCTGAACCAGTAATAGGTGACTTATAAATGGTCGTCCCAAAAGTAATACTTCTTACTCGGATAACGGTATCGTTAGGAAGCTCCTCAACAGCTTCAACTTCTTCTTTAGTTTCAGCGACCTCATCAATTGCCTTAGTGATTGTATCAAGTACACTTTCAGTAGACTTAATATTTTCAGTCTGAACATCAGTAACAGGCTCATCTGCAACAATATCAGTGTCATCTTCTAAAACCTTATTAATTTTCTCAGTTTCATTAAGCTTTGCTATAAGTTTTTCCTTGCTGATATTTCCAAATGTCATGCCCTTAGACTTAGCATACTTCTTGAGTTCATCTAAACTCATATTTTCAAAATCCATATGTACTTTTTCCTTTCAATTTATAATGGATAGGGTGGAATGTCACCACCCCACCCAATAATAAATTCATTGCTTTTTATGATTTTGGATATTCAAAATTAAGTAATATTATACTTACCAAATACCTCACCAAATACACAACCTACACCAACCTTAGTCTGAATCTGAGTATCAATGGTCTGGTCATGAGTATCCTGTGCAGAAAACTCTCTTGCACGAGTATCGCCCTCAAAGTAGACCTTAATGAACTTCTCATTATCAGGAAGAACAAAGATAGACTTATTATCAACCTTGAAGTCATAAGTACCACGAATAAAGGTCTGAGGAATCTCAACAGCAATAACGCCAAGACCAGTAAGAGAACGAAGCATACCAGTAGTAGCCATTTCCTTCTTCTGGTCTTCAGAAATCCACTGAGACTCAATACCAGAAGTAATAGAAGAAAGAGCAGTCCTAGTACCAGCAAGAACTACATTCTTCTGAGAAGCAATCTGCACTCTCTGAATAAGCTCGGACATCTTATTCTTGGTATATGTACCACTTACAGTAAACTGAGCAGGGAGATATGTGCCAGCACCATTGAAAGAAGCCACAATATGGCTATCAATAGCTTCCTGCATAGCCTTCTGCATCTTAGCTACAAGGTCAGCCAGTGTAATTACGCCTTTAAGGAATCTCTCAAGGTCATCATATACTCGAATAAAATACCATTCTGTGTCAAGACTAAATGCTTTACGACCCATAATCTTTGTGCGAGGTGTATCCCAGTGATTACCAGAGAAAGAGGAAGCCACAAGTACAGAATTATCCTCAACAATAAACTCATTCTTGTCGCCAAGTCTGCCATTTCTGGTCTCTACAAACTGGTTATAAAAAGGAGAGTTCTCCCATGCAAGAGGAAGATTAGTATTGAGTACCTCCTCCATAATAGTGAAAATCTCATTCTTATGGTTTCTCCAGTTCTGATGTGTAAGCTTATCCTCACCAAGGATGTTGAAGAAAGCTTCTCTTATAGCCTCCTCTGCATAAGGAGCGCCACCCTTATTAAACATTGCAACTCTATTAGAAAGAGTATCATTCATCAGATTGCAAATTTCTTTAAGATTCTTTTCCATAATATTTTATTTCTCCTTTCTTTTAGATTAAGCGGTAGCAGTATTACGTACTACTTCAATAGTGACCTTCTTGCCAGTAGCACCGACATTGCCAGCAGTACCAGTGCAATAAGCAAAGCCATACTCTGTAATATCAATTACTTTGCCCATAAAAGCAGTAGAGCCGGGGTCAGAAGTGCCTAAATCCTTAAGTTTCATAGTAGTGCCATCTACACCTATGTAATCGCCAACTGCAATGGACTCACTATTAGCAATAGCATAATCCAGTTCAGCAAACAGGTTGTCCTTCTTGAGAGCATACGCTCTGAAAGGCTTACCAGCCTTGTTAATAAAGTTCTCCTCATTCTGATTGATAATAGAAGAATCATTGTAATCCCATGCAGGATTAGCTACGAGATAAACCTCATCGGTAGTGGCAGGAACTTCTGCCTTATAAATTGCCTTCTCGCCAGTTGCAATGTCGCCCTTCTTAACGACCCAACCATTTTCTACATCAACAGTAGCCTTAACATCAAAGCAAGGCTCAGTAATCTTAGTTGTTTCAACTACACCATATTTAGCCATAATATTAATCTTCCTTTCATTAAAATCTTTTTTAATCCATATTAGAGAATTTGTTAAGCAGATTACCATATCTGCCATCTGCATAGTTATTGGACTGCTTATTAGAAACCTCCGCAGTCACAGGGCTATAAGAAAATGTAGACTTCCCATTCTTATCCATAGTAACTCTACCTACCATAATAGTAAGTTCATTTGTTACATCCTCAACAGACTTAGAATAGTCTAGCTTCGCACGATAACAAAGGAACTCAGGCAACCTACCAATCTTCTTTTCATACTGAGAAATTACAGTATCAATTTCTGCCTTGTGAGCAGCCACCTTTCTAGCTTCATCAGCTTCCTTGAATACATCAAGTTCAGCATTTACTTTCTCAAACTGTTCTTTGAGTTCAGAATAAGCCTGTGTAAGTTCAGTAATCTTAGAGTCATATTCAGCCTGATAAACCTTAGTAAGTTCAGTTTCATAATCAGACTTTACTGTCTTAACCATACCTGCGAGGTCAAAACTTTCGCCCTCAACATAATCTTTAACGCTCAATGCACACTTTACCTTATTCTCCATATCCATAACGATTTCACCCTCATTTTCAGTGCAATCAATGGTATATACAGAGAAATCTTCAAGGTCAAGAACACCGATACTTGTATCGCTAACAGTCAGGAGACCATACTTAGCATTATCAGTATCAGCAATCTTGTACTGTGCAAGAGCATCAGCAACCTTAGTAAAATCCATTAAGATTTCCTCCTTCTTGTAGTTTTTAGTTATATTATCATTAGATAACTTCTTTAAGTTATCTAACAACAAATCATAATTTTTCTTAAATTCAGTTTCATTTAATGCAAATTTCTTTACTCTGGACGATTCAAAGCAAGGCTCAATATTTGGGTTTTTGTCGCCGTCTTTACCATCAGCCAAATTAAGTAAGCAAAGGGCAGACATATTAAAATCATCAACTACGATATATCGACTATCAGTTTCATCTATGTGATATTTTGAGAACGTTAATTCCATGCTTTGATTAAAATAAATATCTTGTCCATAAGCAGCTTCCATAATAGGATATCTATGTGTCCAAAGAATAATATCTACTGAAAAATATTGATGCTTTTCACCAGATTTCTCCGTAATCCAATCCATAGACGGATTGCAGTCTTCCGGAATAACGCCATAAGGGATACATTCGTTTATTACTTCAAAACCTTCGTCAGAAATAATGACTTTTTCATCATGCCCTCCTACCCGATATGTGCCATCCTCATTCTTTATTAGATGAGCAACTATCGGGACATTGGCATATCCCTTACGCTGAATAAAATTATTTAACGCTTTTTCAGTAATATCACTATAATTTCTGTTACGCCCAATGTACATAACATTGCATCTACATCTGGTAAACTCTGAATTTATAACTTCAAAATTGGAGAATTTTGCGGTCATATCAACAGTTTTAATGTTTTCTGTATTTGACATTTTGTTTCCTCCTTTCTCTGAAATTTTATATAACAAAAGGGTCATGCTTACACACAACCCCTATAGTTATTTTTTTTGTTTGTTTTTTACTTTTAGAAATTTACAGTTCTGCTTATAATGAAATCATTTTTATCAAATTCAGATGATAAGATTTTGCGAATTTCTATTGTATCAATAAATTTATATAATTCTTTACCATCTGAACTTATACTTTTAATATAAGCAAACCCTTTAGATTTTAATATTTCAGCCTTATTCTTATCTAAAAATATAATACTTCCCATAATAATCACCACCTTAGTTCAACCGATTATCAGGGTCATTTCCATCATTATCATGTGTATTTTGAGTTATCTCACTAATTTCAGTTTCGTCCATTGTTGGTCTTCCACCATTATTCTCAGAACTATCACTCGACTGTGTATAACTGGTCTTTAATACTTGCCAATTATCAAACACATCATTAAATAATTCATTCTCAATAAAACTGTTACCAAACATCTCCACAGGTGGCATACCATTAGCAGAACACAATCTCATCTTATTTGGGATACCATTCTGCGCCATTTTTAATTCATTATCAATAAAATCAGTTTGATTAAAAATAGTCATATCAAGTATCTTATATGAAAATCTATAATTGTCTGTAATGAAATTATTCCCATTGCCTTGCATAGCAATAAGATTTGTCTGCAATTTTACCCAATCCTCTATCATACGATAAATCCTGAATATATCACCACTATCATTGATAATAGAATATTTCAGTTCTGAACCAGATGAAGCCCCACTCATCAACGCTTCAGATACGCCAACATTCTTAAATGCCCATGAAATAGCATCAGACACAGTATCTCTATCATCAGCATTACTGGATGAAAATTCTTCTGTATCAGTCTCAAAAGGCGTAGTAATTACACCAATATTATTCTGGACTGTGTTTAAGACAATACTTGTAAATGTTGTTATTAAAGTGTCATCAAGCGTAATTTCTCCGTCTTTAGTCGGTATTTTCATAGTCAATAACTTATAAGCATCATTTATGCTTTGTGCCTTAGTTAAATCCTTATATTCATCTATAAGAAGAATGTCCGGTATCATTGTAAAGAAAGGTGGAAATGGAACAATATTATCAGAATTATACTTTAAGCAAAGAGAATTTTCAAAAGGCACAGGTATTTTTGTAACCTTATCATACTTTGGGTCATTTAACAAATCCTGTAAAGGTACTGGTAAATTGCTCTTTTTAGTCTCTGATATTTTATTCTTTAAAAGCACAAACTCAAATACATTACCGTCTACTATTGAACTAATCTCGCAAATACTAGGGTCAAGATAATAGTATGTATAATTTATGCCATTATCTATTTTATAAGCAAATACAACATCTTCAATAAACATTGTTTTAAGTATCTTGTTTATTTCATTTGTAAGGTTAAGTTTGTCACAAAAGGCGGTATATTTTAGAAAATTAGTTTTCAATACAGTTTTTGATGCTTTCTTTGAATTGTACATTTTTGTATCAATAGTGTATCTCAACACGCCCATATTAGCGAAATAGTCTACAAGGCGTTTATAATATCCTGACTTACGGTACATATATCTGCTTAATCGTAGAATGTCTTTACCATATCTCTCAGGGCGTTCTGCCATATCAGCAATTTCTCTTTTTGAAAAACTTAATAACTTTTTATTTGGGTCTATATAACTGGTGTCAAATTTTAATTCTGTGCTTACAATTCTCTTAAATTCGGCAATATCGAATTTCTCTTTAGTAAGCGTTTGAGACAGAGCAGTTGCAATTGCTGAATTAAAAGTTTGAAATTGAGATTTTGTGTCATCAGATAAAACTTCGGGATTTATATTAGCAGTTTTCTTTGCTTTTGATATTCTTGCCATTATTTTATTTTTCACCACCTTTTTGTTTGAAATTTTTAATCTTTGGGGTTTTATTATTGATTATTTGTTTTTAATTTATTTTATTTAGTATCGGGATTGAGGTATTGTTGGTCTGCGAGAGAGAGAAGAATAATCGAGAGTAGATTGAGGTTTGGGCTTGTTTAATTTCTGTTCTAACTGCACACATACCCATATATTATACTGGAGTGACGAAAAACGGTCTTTCCGCATACCTGATTTTTCTTTTACTTTTATATTTACACCTTTAACCTCTGATTCAAGATTTATTAATTCATTTACTAATAGTGTTGTATTTATATATGGTAATAATAATTTGCTTTTTTCATTAGCAGATAATGATTGATAACCTCGATAATCTTGTAATATTTCTTCTGCTTCAAATTCTGAAATTAATAAATTAATTTTTCCTTGTCTAAACTGTTCTCTTAATAACAGCGTCATATCATTATTAAGTTGCGCTGTTGCATTAATAGCCCAAATAACTTTAGGAGCATTTTTTTCATTACATCGTTCAGCTAATACAGAATCATTACAGCATGATAATGGCGGGTATGTAATTCCAAATTCATTATCATATATATCACGACATAAAGCATCATAAATAGAAATACCCACACCTCTGGTATCCAAAACTAAATCGGTACAATGATATTGAGAAAATAATCTTCTTACAATCAATGCTAAATCATCGCTATGCAATCCCTCATGATTCTCTGTATATATTATATTACTAATATATTTATTATCATAAGATGGCAAAGCACTATTTATAAAAATTGCAGCAGCATCATTATCGTGTTTTGTAGAAGCTAATAAAGCAACATCTACTGACATTATTCGCCTTTCATTATGAGCAAGCTCAGGAATTTTCATTTTTTTATCCGATATTCCATTTACATAATTGGGTGGGAAAACTGCCGTTTTTAGTTTCCTGTTTTTTGCCACATCATCATAAACAAATAAATTACCTTCATCTGTTCCTTGAAAGAGGCATGACATTTCCATTACCCAGCTTATTTCGTTAAAATCGGACTCGCTCATTTCATCAGCAACTTGTTCTGCCGATAATAAGTTTTCTTTTATTGCAAGTTGATATGGTAATCCGCATACGAAATAGCGTTTTTCATCATTTACCATATTAGCACAATAAGCCTTAACCTTTTCATAAGACCAATGTGATTTGAACCAAGCTGAACTAAGATAAAATTCTTTGTTTCTTTCTGCAAGATGGGCATATTTAGGATTATTCAAATACTTAGGCTGTCTTGGTGCAGTATTGAATTTACGAATTACCTTATTGATAATATCTAAATCAACCATGCGAAATTCGTCAACGATAATTATATTCAATTAGTTATTATCCGTAGGCTTTTTATCCTACGCTCTGGAAGTTTCCTTCATTTTCATTAATTGGTCAATTCCAATTCAGTTTAGCATACATTTTCATCTACGACTTTACGTTTAGACGGTGGGGACTCGTGGGAAGATTATATTTATTCACTTCCTATGCGTTACGATACTAGTGTAGCCTTTCGCAATCTATCCAGTTATCTCGGTATTAGCAGTTAAGCGTTCACCGATATTCTCCACTTATTGCCCAATTATTTCTAATTGGCGAAGCCATATTCACAACTTCTGTTAGAACGTGCGTTATCGTTGGCTGTAACAACTTTTATTCTTGAGCCATTCTTAAATTCAATATAAGCATCTTGTCCTTTAGTTGAATAATCTTTTATTTCTAATCGCAGATTTGCCGAATTTGGCATAAGTATGGTTGTAATTTTTTCCAATACATTTATACTTTGAGAACGTGCTTTTGCACAAACACAAATTTGAGTATCAGGATAAAGAATACATCTACAACAAGCAAATATAGCTATTAAAAAGGTTTTTCCTTGACCTCGGCTGGCGATGTAGCATAAATAATTACTCCAAAACATCATAAAGAGCAAAATCTTTTGAAAAAGCTTCAAATTAATATTTAAATAATCAGCACAAAATCTATGGGGGTTTGCCCTATAATATGAACACCATATATTTACGCCATTCATAATTCGTTGTGCTTTATCATTTGCAAGTTCTTTATCAGTCTTTTTAACATTATTAACTGTCATTGTCATCATCCTTATTCAATTTAAGACTAAAGACAGCATCAAATAATGCTTCGTCATCACCCTCATATTCGGGCTTTTCAACGTGATATTTTTCCATCTCTTCATCATACATACGAGAGTAAGAATTTTTAATACCCATCATTTTACACAAATGACCAAGAAAATAAATATGTATATACCTGACTATACCATCAACATCTTTCCATTCGGGGTCAGGTTCAGAAATCGGCTTTTCATTCTCCCATTTTTTTATGAGAGTTCCAAATGTATTTTGGTCTGCAAGAGCGTTTTCATTAGTTTGACAAGGTTTAAGGTTTGCTGTACCAAGTAGATTCTGAAAAGAATCCATAGCATCTTTTACCTTGCCACCTGTTTGCTGTGCTATTTGAATATTTAATTGTGCAATGCACAGATTTTTGAATACCTCTTCTTGAGATTTAGTACGACATTCGTGCCGATGTGTCCAATCATCATATTGGTCTTGAAGAAATCTATATTGCTCTGGAGTGTAACCCAATCCAAAGAAATTTATAGTTTTTTTAGCGACCTTAAGTTCTCCACTATTTCTTGCTTCATTAATATCATCAGTAGAATCAAGAGTTACACTTTCTCTATCCCTAATAGTATCAATATAACATTTATCTTGTGTTCGATACTGTGGCAAATTCATTTTCGACGGATACGCACAGACTCTTGATCTATCCGCAGAAATCTTTCTTGTTGCTGCAAAAATCTCATCAGAATAATACCAATCAAAAAGTTGGCATATTCTGTTCATTGCCTTTTCTTCATTTCCGCTAAATAAATCTACAAGATTGTAATAATATTTATCAGTACATTTTTTACAAATATGTACATACCCGTTATTATTTGCGAAAAGAGGTGACAATGACTTGCAGAAGTTACTATCTTGTTTTTTATACGCTTTACCACAGGCACAACAATAATATTCACGTTGCGTGTCTTCGTCTGCACGGAGTTTTTCTATTTTAACATTTTTATCAAATACAGTTTTGCCTTCAGATGCCCTTTTTGTAGCCTTTACATTACCAGCGTTACTTCTTTTTGCCATTATCTCACCACCTTAATTTTCAATATATTTCCAATTCATATTAGCTACTGACAAAGTTGTTCTGCCCTTTAAATAAGCAGACAAATAACCACGTTTAATATTATATTTATTTTCTGCATCTCTAAAACAGTCAAATACTTCATTGGTATCTACACATAGTACCCTAATGTGATTACTTGCAGTATGGTCATAGTTACATAATCCAATTTCATTTGCTTTTGTTAAATGTCTTCTAACTGTACCTTTATTGAATCCTGTAATATTACAAATTTCCATTATTTTATATCCTTGATTCCAAAGTTCTGTAATTTTAATCACATCTGATATAAGAGATTTCCTATAACATTCTACCCAGTCTACATTCTCAAATGAGTATAAATTAGATAGGTCGCTATTTATAATCGCGTCTTTTAATTGATTAAAACCACTTTCTTTTGAATCAATTTGTATGTAATAGTCAACTCCTTGCGATAAAGCATATTCTTTTTTCAGTTTATCATTTTGTATTTCTTCTTCAAGTGTTCTACCACCACAAGTTTCAAATGATTTTTCGCTGTGTTGTTTACCTTGAATCTCACATATCCAAGTAACACCGTTAATACTACCATAAAAATCATATCTAAAAGAATAATTCCCATTTAAGTGTTTCTCGGTTTCAATATTCTCATCTAAAGATTTCATAACTTGATAAAAATATTTTTCTCCAAGACTATTTCCATCTTGACATTTACATTTAAGACCACGCTTATTTACCATAGTAATAGTTTTATTTTTAATTACTTGATGACAACAAGGGCATATAAAATCCGTCTTTGCTCTGCTATTGATAGTATATTTATCATTATCCGACTTATCTTTTAAACATTCATATAATACTGGGTTTGCTGTTTTTATATCATTTATCCCATATTTAATATTTTCTTTACCATTATTACAAATAGGACACTTATAAGTACATTCTAATAGCATTTGTACCCTAATTCTTGAGTGATGCCCACATTCTTTACAAGTACAAGATATTGTTTGCATATCTTTTGTATACGCTCCAGTAATAGATAATGTAGAATATTTATTGGTTATTATATTACAAAATTCTTTATGTGAAATATCAGGATATTCAAAAACCTTATTCTTCTGTAAACAGTATAGACATTTCTTCGGTTTTAATAAATTTTTTGCTGTAGTAGTCCATTCGTAACCACATACTTTACATTTACAATTTATTTTACTTTCAGCATTAACATACAATCCCGATATTTCAATATGAGGATTTATTTTATTTACTTCTTGCAAAAATTCTTCATTTGTTTTCTTTCTGCCCATAATTTCTTCTCCATTCTACACCTTCTCCTAAATCTTTTTATCTAAATACAAAGATAAAGTAATAATAGGGGAGAAGAAACCTATCATTACTTTATCTTACAGTTTGCAACTCTGTAAGTCTTTGTATCCATTTCTCTCAATCAACCTCATGCGGTTAATTAAGAGATATATAAAGCCCTACCATTACAGTAAGGCTTAATTTTATTTGATTTTTACATTTTATTATTATATTTTACTCTTCGCTAACTTTGTTATTGAGCTTTTTCTTTATTTCATTAATCTCATTTGTAATTGTTCCATTGCTCTTTCTAAAGAAACTACCAATCAGCCCCATAGTTCCATAGAATAACGGAATAACCTCTGGTGTAAATCTATCAGTTGCAAATATCATATTCAGTCCATTTGCTACAACATCACCTATACAAAGCGACATTATCCAACCTATAAAATATGATATACCAAAAGCTATTACAGGAGAGAAAATTATCACTACTATGCTAAGAATAAATATAAATATAATTCCTGCACAACCAAGACGGTCTATGAGACGAGCCTCGGAGTCTGTAAATTTATTATCGTTATTGTTCATTTTGGTGTCCTTTCTTTTGCTTGTTTTATATGAATTATTTTATATCCGAGAAACCTTTACTATCCTCTTGCTTATTAACGCCATCAACAGAAAAATATTTATTAAAATCGTCAATTGCTGAATTATCGTTGTAGATTTTCACCATTTCCACCGACTCCCACTGAAAAAATTCTCGAATTACTTCTGTTGGTAGATTATTTGCAGAAAGCATTGAACATACATAATGTCGTAAAGAGTGAAAATAAAAATCTTCTCCAACAATTTCTGAAAATTCATCAGTCCAATTGTCAAGGGTTTCCCTTCTAACGAAATTCCCATTACATCTTCTGACAAACACCCATTCAGAATTAATGCCTAGTCTTTCTCGTTCTGCTTTCCAAAGGTCTAAATATTTATCAACCTTTTTCATAACATATTTGTTAATTTGCTTGCCTAGTTGTCCTCTGCCCTTTGCTCTAATTTTATCAGTTTTATACAA